CCGTCGAACAGCATGCGCATGGTGTCCAGCACGCCGTCCATCCAGCGGATCGTGACCCGCGCCTGCACCTCGCCCTGCAGCTCACCGGCAGAGATGAACTCGCGGCCGGAAAGCGGGATGACCGACGCCGGCACGTTGGCGGCGAAGTCCACCCAGCCGGTGATGACCTCGCCGTCTGGGCCGCGCGTCTCGCCGCGCTGCTGCAGGGTGATGCGGTGGCGCAGGTCGCCGGCCCTCACGGCTCGTCCTTGGCTTCCGGCTTGGCGGGCTTGGCCTTCGGCTCATCGCCCAAGCGGTATGCGGCGTCGCCTGCTTTCACCAGCGCAGGCGCTTCGGCGGCGGCGACGGGGAAGTGCTCGCCCGGGTGGATCGTGCGCCCACGGCGCTCCAGCGGACGCAGGGCCCGCAGCTTGATGGTGGTCATGTCGGATGCTCCTTACGGCATCTGGGTCAAGCGGTACGGCCGCAGCAGCTCTGGCACGCCCTGCGGCAGCGCAGTTGCGATGGTGCCGGTCACTACCGCCTCGCGGTTCTCGTACAGGTGGCCCAGAGTGAGCTTCACCGCAGCGAGGATGCTGGCATTCACGGCAATCCCGTTGGCAGCACGCTCGGCAGCGCCAAGTGCGGTGGCCCGCTTCATGGCCGCGACATCTCGCATCGCCTGCGCCTTGTTGGCGTCGCCGTTGGCCTGCTCCAGTCCGGCCGCTTCGATGGCTGCGTCGTAGGCGACATGCGCTGCCGCCACCGCGTCAGGATAGCCATCCATCGCCGCGCTCAGCGAATTGGCGTCGGCGTGGACCGTGCGGTTTAAGTACGCCGCTGCTGCGTCCTCAGCAGATGCCAGGAACGCCAGCAGGACATCATCCTGATCCGTTCCGATCACGTTGCAGTGCTCCCGGCACTGCTGGGCCGTCAGCAGCGGCATGGGTCAGTCCTTCGGCTTGTCGGGCTTTTCGGTCTTGGCCGGCTTGGCCGGGGCCAGCGCGCCGAGTGATTCCGCACCCGCCTCGAGTTCCGGCGGGCAATCCTCGCCGTCCTCAAAATCGGTGGGGTAGATATCGCCATCCTTCACGCCCCGGAAGGGCTTCAAAAACTTGCGCATGGTTCACCTCGTAGAGCCGGGCGACCGTAGCCGCCCGGCGTGGTTATGGACCAGTGGATGCCGATCAGGCCGCGATCTTCAGCGCGCGCATCGGCTCCGGGTTGTGCACACCGCCGCCCACACGCTTCGTCGTGTAGAACTGGATGTACGGCTTGTTGGTGAACGGGTCGCGCAGGACGCGGACACCCACGCGGTCGAACACCGTGTACGTCTGCCGGAAGTCGCCGAACAGCGCGGCGATGGCATTGGCGGCAACGTCCGGGATGGCCGCCACTTCCTTGACCGCGAAGCCGGCCAGCGTCGACGGCTGACCCACCACGTAGGACGGCTGCCACAGGTAGTTGCCCTGGCCGTCCTTCAGCTTGCGGATCGCGCCCAGCGTCTTGCGGTTCATGGTGAACTGCGCATTCGCGGTGTACGCCGACGGCAGGTCGTAGATCAGGTCGATGATGCCGTCGGCCTTGATCAGCGCCGCGTCACCGCTGTTGACCACCTTGATCGCGCCGAACGGATGCTTCGCCGCATTGGCGCCGCCGGTGACGTAGGTCAGGATGCCGAACGGCTTGTTGGCGCCGTCGCCGGAGAAGAACGCGCTGCCCTCCTGCTTGGCGAACTCCAGCTCCACCTCGCCAGCCAGCCAGCTTTCGGGGTTGATCTCGGAATCGTCCAGGATCTGCTGGGTCGCCGCCGGGTTCGCGTAGATCTCGCCCCAGCCGAAGCTGAGCGATGCGAAGGTGCCGGTGTTCGTGGCCGGACGTGCGGCAGCTTCACCGACCCAGCCAGACGCGGTGCCGCCCATGTTGAACAGCTTGGTCAGGCCAGCACCGGAGCACGGCTGCACCGTCGCCAGGCTGCGCATGTCGGACAGGATGGTCAGCTTGTTGGTGATGGTGCGGTCCCACTCGACCGGGGTCAGGTAACCGCCCTCGTCGTTCGCGCCCTTGTTCAGCGCAGCCTGCACCTCGCCGCGGCGGAAGTGTGCGGCGAAGGCGCTGCTGTACTCGGCATCGGCCAGCGCATTGCCGACCGCACCGCCGCCCATCTGCGCCGCCGCCAGCTGCGTATTGGCAGCGTCGACGGCCGCCTGCAACCGCCCGACTTCATCGCTGATGCGATCCACCTGCAGCGCACGGATGGCGTCCTCGCTGCCCTTCTTCACTTCGTTGAGCTGGGCCTGGTGTTCGGCCTTGAAGTCGGCGAACGCCTTGTTCAGCGCTTCGACCAGGGCCTTCACATCGGTAGTCCCGGCATCCGCACGCACGGAAACGAGGCCGCGCGGGACGCAGCCATTGGTCATCTTGGTCATCTTGAATTACCTCGAGTTGATAGTGGAAATCAGCCCGCTGATCAGGGCTGCATCTGCATTGCCAGCGCTCGGCATGGCAGGTTCGGCAGCGCTCGGCTTGCCGGAGAAAAGAGATTTCAGGGTGTCGCGGCGTTGCGACCTGGAATAGCCGGACTTCGCCATCGCCGCTTCAACCAAAGCAAGCGCCTTCCTCTCGCCGCTCGCGCTGGCTTCGGTGGTGGCGAAGTCTCGATCGAGCAGGCCATCGGCGAAGCCATCCTCGACGGCGCGGGCCGAACCGATCCAGGTTTCGGCGTCCATCAGCGTCACCACATCCGCAGCTTTCATGCCCGTGCGGCTGGCGTACAGCGCCGCCATCTCAGCATCGAACGGCTCCAGGAACGCTGCCGCTTCCGCCATGTCGTGTCGGTTGCCGATAGCGACACCCCAAGCGTTGTGGATCATCAGGAACGATCCCTCCCCCATCAGGATCTCGTCGCCGGCCATCGCGATGACCGACGCAGCGGATGCAGCGAGGCCCATGACGTTGATCGTCACCTGCCCCTTGTGCTCGCGCAGCGTGTTGTAGATCGCCACGCCTTCGAAAAAGTCACCACCCGGCGAGTTGATGTTCACGGTCACGGCCTTGTTGCCAATGCTGCGCAGAGCGCTGGCGATGCGCTTGACCGTGACGCCCTCGCCGTCCCATGTCGCGCCGATGGGGCCGTAGATGGAGATGGTGGCATCATCACCGTTGGAGGCTGCCCGCACCTCCGGCTTCCAGCGCTCCACTGCATCAGTGCGCAGGTCGAATTGCAGGCAGTCGAACCGGGCATCGGCCCGGATTTCAGGCAGCTTTCGCAGGCTCATTGCCGGCTCCTTTCTGGGTCATCGGGTTGCGCAGGTCGTCGGTTCCCGGCAATTCCGATGCCGGGTAGTCCAGCAGGTCGCGCACCTCGTTCTGGGTGTGCCACGGTGCAGTGCCGCCAGCGCCGAGCGCCTTGGCGAAGAAATCGGCTTGGTCCTTCAGCGTGCCGCGCATCAGCGCCCGCACGTTGAACTTCGGCTGGTACCGCTCCATGTCACGCTCGGACAGCAGCGCCCGCGACACTGCCTGCTCCCAGCAGGTGAAGTGTTCCAGCATCGTGTATTGCAGGAAGAAGATGCCGAGCTGTTCGACACCCGTGCCCCAGGTGGTGTCGCTCATCATCAGCAGGGGGCGCGGGACTCCGAACAACCGCGCGATCTCCTCGATCTGCGCGTTCCGGTTCTCGATGTGCTGCGCTTCCTGCGCAGTGCTGCCGAAGACGTTGGCCTTCGCGTTCTCTTCCAGCAGCATGAAGCGACGCGCGCTTTCTCCGGTGAATCCGGTATCCAGCGATTCGCGCATGCGGCTGTAGGCCGTATCGCTCAACGCGTTGGGCACCTCGATCGCGCCGCCAGCCATGTTGCCGGTCTCGAAGATCCGGCTCGCGGCGCGCTCCGCGTCCAGTGCCAACCGGATGGCCTGATCTGCCAGCTTCATCCGCGACAGGCCGGTGATGCCGTCGGCCGACAGATCGCGAACGTGGAATACGTCATCCTGCTTCAGCACGACCTCGCCACGCTTCGCCGTGCGGTAGCGATACACCATCTTCCAGTCGTCGCCCAGCTCCGACTTCATCGCCGTGCTGTCCAGCGGAATAAGGTGGATCGGTCGACCAGCAGACCACACGATGCGCGCGTAGGCGTTGCCGTGCCGCTGCCTGGACAGCTCCATCTGGCGACGGAACTCCAGCGGCGTCTGCCACGGGTTCGGCTTGATCTTCAGCAGCCGGTGCGCTGGATGCTCGCTGGCGACGCGCTTCTGGGGGCCATCCTCGATCAAGCTCATCGGCAGCATGCCGATCGTTCCGCAGATCAGCGAAACGCAGCGCAGTACCGCCATGTTCCGCAGCTGGATGCTGCTGGCGTCATAGCCGGCATTCCCTGCCCGGATGAACTCCAACAGCCGCGGGTCATCCATCCCGCTGAAGTTCTGGCTGTCGCCACTGGCGCGCGGGCGCACCGGCGCAACTTCCCCACTCCAGATGCTCTGCAGCGCCCGGATGTCATCCGCGTCGAAACGTCCCATGCTGTCCTCAGCCGATGTATCGAATGCCGCGTGATTCGTAGACGGATGGCCCCTTCGACTCGGGATTCAGCGCCATCAGCGTCACCGCGTTGAACATCGCCATCAGCGGGTCGATCTTTGCCGAGCCCGCCACCTGTTTCGTGATCATCACGCCGTTGCCCTTGGCCTCGGCCTTCGCGTTGCCGACGCACCAAGCCATCAGCCCGGAGCCGCCGTGCACCAGTTCGCCGCCGGCCAGCCGCCGCTCCGCCGTCTTGATCGCAGAGTTGAGCTTCCAGCCCTGCGACACTGCCGCGATCATCTCCAGCGCGAACCCGCGCTGCTCGGAGGTGAGCTCGTCCACGATGTCGCCGATGCCCGCCGCGTCCACGCCGATGCCATGCTTCTCGGGCAGCAGCCCCGCATCGCGCACCCGGCAACAGATCTCGGCCACGGCCTCCACGTCCTCGCCCGGCAGGCCGACCAGCGTCAGCTCGCCCGCCTTGGCAAAGCCCTCCAGCGCCTCGGCGATGTCCTGCCGGCGCTCCAGCACGATCTTGTGGGCCCAGGCGTGCACCCACAGCAGCCAGCGCCGCGTCTCCCTGCACCGGCCCATCACCGCCAGCCCCAGCAGGTCGTCCAGGCCGCCGCCGTCGACGCCGACTACGGCCACCTCTGAGCGCGCCAGCAGCGCATCCAGCGTGGCCAGCTCGGCGTCCTCGCACTGCTTCCAGAACTGCGTGCCGGCCCAGCTGCCCCCCATGTTCTCGCTCGGCGGCACGTTCAGCCGCTTCGCCAGGAACAGGCGGCGCGACTCGCCGCCAGCGGCTTCCGCCTCTTCGAACTTCCGCTGGAAGTCCACCGGATCCACCGAAGCGCCCCAATTCGGGTTCACCAGCCGCCAGTTCTCCGGCTGGAGGTAGGCCTTGGCCTTGATCATGTCCTCCGGCCACTCGTACAGCAGCGGCAGGAAGTGCGGCGCCAACACCACCCCGTCCCGCACCTTCCGGCCGAACTCCAGCTTCTCCTTGTAGACCCCGACCGGCTCCCCGTCGGATTCGGTGGTGATCGAGATCACCACGCCCTCCGGCCGCGACGCCTGACCGCCCGTCGCCTCCAGCACCATGTCCGCGGCGCCCTTGCGCTGCGCCAGCAGCCACAGCTCCTCGAAGATCACGAAGGCCCAGATCTTGCCGGCCACCGTGTCCGTGTCCGCGGCGTACACCCGGCAGGACATCCCGGTCACGCGGTGCGTGATCGTGCGGATGTTCGGTTGGATGTGGAACAGCGCGCTCAGCTCAGGGTCCGCCAGGATGGCGTCCCGCATCGGCTTGAACACGTTGTCCGCCGTCTCCTTCGTCGGCGCGATGACCGCGCCTTCGTTGGACTGGCGCCAGTTCAGCACCGCGAGCGAGAGCATCAGCCCCGCCGCGATGCCGGACTTCCAGTTCTTCTTCGGCACCTTGATCAGCGCCTCGCGGATCAAGCGCTCGCCCGTCTCCACGTTGTAGGCGCCGTGGATCGCCTCCGCGATCTCCGTGATCCACGGCCGGCAGACCTGGCCGTAGGTCGGCGGCACCGGGCGGCCCAGGTCATCGACCGTTCCGTCCGGGTTCGGGATGCCGACTGCGAACAGCGAGTTGAACAGCTCCAGCCCGGCCCGCCCTTGCTCCGGAAAGATCGCCCCGCACGGCATCAGCGAGCGGCCCTCCCGGATGCGATCTCGCCAGTCCGGGCAGGCTGTCGTCCACTGCTGCATCACTTCACCACCACCAGGCGCGGTCGGCTCGGCGGCGGCGCCGGCTGGAGCGAACGCTCGCCCAGCACCGCGCGCGCCGCGTCAGCCTGCTGCTGCTTCTTGCCGACTGGCGCACCGGCCTTGCCCGCCTTCTTCAGCGCCAGCGCCGCGGNCAGCCGATCCTTGAAGTCCGCTCGCGAGTCCTTCATGACCGCGCGCAGGAACTCGTCCGGATCTTCGACCTGGTACGCCTTCGCCTTCGTCTTCCGCGGCTTCGCCGGCTTGCGTCCCGCGCCGGGACGGGCACCGCCGGCATTTGCTCGTGGGCCGCCGGAGCGACCCTTCACTCCGGCCATTTGCTGAATGCCTCCAACCCAAAAGTTATCGCGCGTGAGAGGGCGTGCGGTTTCCGAAAATGAACGGATTTTGAACTTTTGATAGCCCCCCCCCGTTCATGCCGCCCGCTTCGCTCCCTTCTCTGCGTTGCATGCCCTACAGGCGCATGCCACGTTGTCCCATGTGTGCGTTCCTCCGTTCGCCAGCGCCACCTTGTGCTCCAACTCAGGTGCGTTCAGCTCAAGCGTCACACGCAGGAACCTCGGCGTCTCATTCCCGCATAAGTAGCAGCGCCAGCCGTCACGCTCGAACACCGCTATCGGATCGATTGACTCGCGCCGCGTTCCTTTGAGCCTTGCCTTGCGTGCTGCCTTAGCGATCCGACGTTGCCGTCGCGTTTCAGCGTCCTTGCATGCCCGACACGTCCGCCGCCAGTTCAGCACGCCAATGACGGGCGCCCCGCACTTGGTGCAGCCGCGCTGCGTCCTGAATTGCCTAATCGTCCGCCGCGCTATCCGCTTCAGCGCCTCCGCCTCAGCGGTCACTTCAGCAGATGGCCTCCAGCCCCAAGACTTGCGTATGCGTCCCAGCGCATCTACCTCGGCCGTCACGACCTGTTTTGCTCGCTGGTAGCACTCCCTGCTGCAGTAACGGCCGGCGTCCTCCCGTTGCTTGAGCCTGGGCGCAGTCACGCCACAGCCGTGGCACGCAACAAGGATCTGAACCTTTGATCGCTGCCTGACTCGCTGAGGCCGATTCCGATCCTTAACTCGCCACTTACATCGATCACTGCAGTAAATCGCACCTCTGTTCCTTCCGATGATCTCGTGTCCGCAGTTGGCGCAGCTGCGGATAGAATCCGTCACAGCCATCTCAGCCTCTCACTCAGGTTGTCGTGGTCAGGGCCGGCTGGTGTTGACGCACCTGTCCGGCCCGTTTTGGTTATAGCACTCAGCCGCCGCGCAGGTCGTCGCGGGTCTTCGCCTCGTGGCACCCGTGACACAGCACCTGCAGGTTGCTCTC